CATCAACAAGATTGCTGACGAAGCAATGTTGCAAATCGTTGAAAAACGTGTTTATGCTGACGCTCTTGCTGCTTCCCGTGGAACTGGCGCAATCGCAAAAGGTCAATTGATCGCGTTGCACAAGAAAGACCAAGCTGGTCGTACCATCACTGAGTACCGTGGTGATATGGAAGCATGGTTAGGTGACTTCAAGCTCCCAACTCATCGGGTCGTGAAGTTTAATACTGAAAATGTTAAGCGATAAGGAATAAGCCATGACCGCACAAATTTCTCTACAACCAATGGTAACAACCAACGCTGCTGGCTTATTTAATGTCAACTCCGCCGGTTTTACACAAGGTGATGCACTCGACGATCCAGCAGTTAAATTCTGGTTGGCTGGTGGTGGTTCTTTCAACTTCTGCTACTTCTCCTTTATGGGCGGAGTTCCAATTGCTGAATTGATTCCAACTGCACAATCAGGTGTTTACTCTGGTGATACACAACCCGGTACTGACACATTAGGCTCTACCATTATCCAAGCAACTACTGTAGCTGCTCCTACTGGTATTTCCGTGTTTAACCAAGCTTTCCAAGGTATCACAACCCCACAAAGCACAGCACCGTTGTATTCTCCCGGCATGTCTGTAAACTTCTACCGTTTCGGTTCAGGCGCTCGTATTCCACTGCCTTGCGATGCTTCTATCGTAGCTTTGGCTGGTAGCTCCATTACTGAAACTGTGTATTGGGATACAACAAACCTTCGTTTAACAACAACAGCAACGAGCAACTTTGCAGTACCTTGCAAAATCTTGCGTATTAGCACTTCTGGTAACAAAATTGTTAACTACAATTCTGGTACTGGCAATGCTAACTGGTCTAACACCATCGTTGGTGGCTCATCTGCTGCTCCTGTAGCAGTTGTTCTAATCTAAGAAAGGAATAGATCATGTCAGGTTTTGCACCTTCATATGTAACAGTAAATCCACACTTCATGATGCCTGAGCTGATTATGCAGTACAGCTTGGCTTCTGGTGCGTTTACAACTCTGGCAACAGAGAACCCAATGCCACGCTTAGGCGAGGCTGACCTTTATGTTTACGCTAAAAAGGTTCAGTTGACGACTCAAGTATCTGCTAACCAATCGACTGCTAACCAGTTGCCAAGCGCATCTGTTATTCCTTCGATGATTAGTACTGCTACTTATCGTCTGCAAACCCGCGCTCAGTATGACAACTTCGATGAAGCTGCTACTGGTGCTTGGGGTTATGCACTCCCAGAAGCTCTCCGTTTAGCTGCTCGTCAAGGTATCGCTCAACAGTTGCGTAACGCTCTTCTCTACGGCTATAACCCAGCCAACGGCGAAGGCTTGCTCAATACTGCTGGCGCTACTCGCATCAACTTAGGTGCAGACAGCAACGGTAACACTGGCTACAGCACATGGGATTCTGGTCAATTAGCTCAGTTCTTGCTAAATGCAATCGGTAACTTAAAAACTACTACATTGCAAATTGGTCAACCTTTGCGCTTGGTATTCCTTGCTCCACAGCGTTTCATTCAACAGATCAGCTACGGCGGCATCGTGTCCTTGACACAATTCCAACGCATCGGCGCTGGTGTTGAAACTGCTGCTGGCTTGGTTGAAACCGTAGCTCAGTGGGCAGGTGGTGACGATGTAAGCTTTGCTGCTGATGACACACTCACCGGTCAAGGTTACGGCGGTACTGACGCAATCATCTTGATTGCTCCAGAACTCAAGATCCCTAAAGCAAACGCTCGCATCAACACCAACGTATTTGCTGAATTGACACCAAATACAACTGCAACATCTTTGATGCTCTGCGACGTGGCTGCACCTACAGAGATTCCTACTCCATTGCCAGACGGTGGTATTACTACCCTCTACACAATGCGTAGCACCTCTGGTTGGGGTATCCGTCCAGAAGGCATGACGATTATTTCGGCTGCCTACTAAAATCCTGCGTGAGGATTTAACCACCCTTCGGGGTGGTTTTTTGTTAATATGTAAAAACTCTAGTGATGCAGAGTTTATTTTTATGGGTCAGGCGGGTTTCTCAAAAAGAAACCGCATCATCGTCTGACCCACCCTTTCGGGAGAAGTAAAATGGAATTATTTATCGCAAATTGCAGTAAACAGGACTTTTTATTCACTTACATGTTGCCTGAAAACATTAGACCGTTTTCACACAAAATCCGTGCTGGCGCACAAATTAAACTGACTCAAAGCCAGCCCGAAGTGGATACCATCATTAAACAACACGAACTGTATGGAATGATGGAAGTAACTAAAGTTAAAAAAGGCTTTGGCGGCTTATGCTATCGCATCGGAAAACCAATCAATGTAGAAGCGATTGAAGCCGGTATTAGCCAATCTGACCAAGAAAATATTGACCGCGCTCAAGAAGCTCGTAGTATTACTGCCGCAGCTCAAGATCAAATTATCTCTATGAAAGCACAAGAAATGGGGATCAAACAAAAAGGCGGTATTGAGTTTGAAATTACGGAAGATAAAAAGAACGCAGCCGATCAGGGCGAAAAGTTTGACCAACGAATTGAAGTGATTCACGAAGGTGAAATACCAAAAGGACGTGGCAGACCAAGAAAAGGATAATAAATAGCCCCCTTGCGGGGCTTTTTCATTTAGAATATAGAAAATCTTTCTAGGATGGTTCTATGGCTGATCCAATTGTTTCGCCACCCTCGTTAAATGGCTTTATTGCGTGGGCGCAAGCCGTCATGGGTATACCCACCACAGCAATGTCACCAGACGACCCGGGCTGGAATTATGCGTATGTATTAGCGTTGGACATCGTTCCAACCGATTTTGCGTCGGTTGTACCTGATATTTATACGTTAACAGTCTATAACTGGGCTGGAAGTCAACTTTTACAGTTTCAACAAGACTATCCCGGTCAAAACTATTTCACTACTTTACGCGCTCAATTTGGCATTAATAACTTTATTGCCGGTGTAGTCACATCTGCGGGCGATGTAAGTACGAATGAAGCGCTTGCCGTAGGTCATGGATTGCGTGATCTTAGCTTATTGGATTTACAACGCATTACAGACCCATACGGGCGCGTGGCGCTATCTTACATGCAACAACTTGGCACACTTTGGGGTCTAAGCTAATGAAGCTTCATTTAGGCGTTATAGAAGTGCCTGAAATTGAAGGCACTACTTATACCGTAGGACAAGACCTTGAAAAAAGATACGGTCTTTTTTCGATGTTTTATAACGCTCATCAACAAGATATTGCTAATTTGATTGCTAAAGATGCTGCAATCGGCATGGAAATGATTGAAAAAGGGATGCCTGTATCTGTAAAATCTGTTTTTGCAGTTAGCGGAGAAACAATTACCGATAAAATGCACAACTTTTTGACTAGTCAAGAAATAGAACGCGTAGCGGGAAGATACGGCGAAGAAGGTATTCCAACCAAAGCCGCATTAGAAGGTATTAACACTCGCACCGCAAGCGGAAAAGCGCCTAAAAGAGTACGAAAAGGTCAAAAGTTTCAAAAAGTCGTCACAGGCGTTCGCCGTCCATCTTTCATTGATACCGGCATTTTTGAGCGTTCTTTAAAAGGATGGATTGAATAATGGCATCCGCAGTCGAAGCCGCAGGAGCAAAACCGCAACTTGGCGCTGGATTAGCCCAAGGCGTAGAAACCATATCTAATTATGAAGAGGTTACGTTTACTCTTTATGTAAAACTAGTATTGCCTTTAGACGGCTATGTTTTTTGGGTAAATGCCAGTCTTTTGACTGACTCTGCTCTTTATAACGCATCGCAATATAACAAACTGCTTTATAACAATTACCCAAATGGAATACCCCCAAAGCAAATTACGGCTAAAGGTTCCTTCCATGTGCATCAAGATATGCACCAGTTGGCGGATAGAACAACCGTTTACAACCATATTATTTTCACCTCTTTACAGCCTATACAAGATTTCAATTTGACTAACCCTCAATTCTTGTACATTGCGAATTACCAAGGCTTTAAATACGCATTTAGTCGCAGGGAAAATTGGTATAAACAGGCTGATTTATACCACTACCGCGGCGACGCACTGTATTCAATTATGAATACACAGGTCATCGATTCCATGACGGGATTCGATACCACTAGCGTAATCGTATCCAACAGCCTTCCAATTTGGCTTGGATTAAACCAGTTTTTCCCTATGTATCCGTCATATTTGGTGGAACAAAACCTACCTCCAGTGTACGCTTCGGTAGATATAGATCCACGGCAAACCACCGCATTGCAAGATTTCCCGTTGTTAGACCCTGATTCTAACCCCTATCAATTAGTTAAAGATACCGTAAAAATCGAGCTTTTCGGGGTCAGAAATCACGATGCGTTAAATTTTGTTAACTACATATTGGATTACAGCCGAAATACAGGAAATATCGGTTTAATGAATATGCCAGTAATGCAAGACGAAAAAGTCACTCAACCCGAATTAACCGTAATTGCCCAAAAGAAAACGATTACTTTTGAAGTCAGTTATTTTCAAACTACGGTAAATAATATTGCAAGACAATTAATTGAACATGCGTTTATTAATCTTACAGGTGTACCTTTTCCAGTTTAAAATTAAGTAGTAATATGTTGTTATCTCAATCAAGTGTATAAAAGGAGTCGCAAATGGCAATCGTTACCAACCCAACCGTTCAAAATGGTGCTCTATTAACAGCCCAAGGTCAAAAAACATTTTTCAACATCACTGCCGATACTTTAGTAAAAGCGACTGCTGGTCGTATTGCTAAGGTTAGCGTTTTAGTTGCTGGCTCTGTTGCCGGCTCTGTAAACGACGCTGCAACCATCGGCGCCGCTGCAACTGCAAACGAAATTGCAGTAATCCCAAACACTGTTGGCGTTTATAACATTGACTTCCCTGTTTCTAATGGCATCGTCATTAAAGCTGGTACAGGCAATACTATCGCTGTTAGTTACATTTAATTAGGGGGCAACTATGCCAAATATTGTAAACGTAGTTGTCACCCAACAGGTGGCAAGTGCGCCTAACACGCTGCAACAAACAGGCGCATTTGTTTCCCAAGGGGGTACAACTTTAGCGGCTGGATCAACACAATTGTTGACTCAGCTTTCAGATTTGACTTCTATTCTTAGAACTTCAAATGCGATCGCTTCTGCTTCTTGGGCTACTGGAACAGTTACTTTAACAACTACAACAGCGCACAATATTCCTACCGGTGACACTATTCAAGGTGTTATTGCTGGAATCACTGTAAGCGGAAGCCTTGTTAACGGTTATAACGGTACTTTCGCAGTAACTTCTACTGGCGCAAATACTTTGACTTATGCTGTTGCAAGTAACCCCGGAACTGCAGTAACAACTTCCGCTTTCTTTACTGTTGAAGATGTGTCTGAGTTAGTAGCAATGACTACTACATTCTTTTCACAAGGATCAACAGTTCCAGTATATGTATTGGAATTAGGTATTGATACTGTAGCAAACGGCGTAACTGCTTTAGAAGCTTATATTGCTAATCCAACTATTAAGTTTTATAGCTATTTATTGCCTAAAGCATGGGATGTTACCGCAGCTCAAACAATGGCAAAACAATACACAGGCACAACTGCTTCTGTATATTTCTATGTATCGTCAACTCTTGCTACTTATAGCGGCTGGGCTGGAATTAAATCAGCTCTTGTAACGCTACCGAGTCCATCAGCTCCTTCAACAGAATTTAGCGCTGCAGCTATTTTCTGGGCTTCTTTGGCTTACAACCCAAGTACAAGTAACTTAGCGCATCCATTTGAATACACCTATGTATACGCTGTAACTCCTTATGTTTTAACCAATACTCAACAAACAACTTTGTTGGCTGCTGGTGTTAACTGGATTGGAACAGGCGCACAAGGTGGAATTAGCAATACGCTGATTATTGGCGGTACTTATATGGACTTAAACCCATTTAATTACTGGTATTGCGTAGATTGGCTTGCTATTAATGTTTCCCAAGCTTTAGCTGCGGCAATCATTAATGGTTCTAATCTACCTACAAATCCTTTGTACTATAACCAAGCTGGTATCAATACCTTGCAAAAGGTAGCCCAAGCAACAGTTAATAATGGTATTTCGTTTGGATTAATCCTATCTCCTGCAACAGTTCAAGCTGTTCCGTTTACTACTTATGTAGCACAACATCCGGGAGATTATGCAACTGGTACTTACAATGGTTTAAGCCTGACATTTGTTCCATTGCGTGGATTTAGCTCCATTACTATTTACTTAACTGCATCTAACATTCCAGTTTAAGGAGAATAAATAATGGCAAATCCGCAAATTCAACAAGGTACATTAAATCGGCTACTAGCCAGCGTAGTCTATGCCAACTTCACTAATCTGAATGTGACATCAGGCTATCTGGCTAGAGAAGCAATTAGCCTAGCTTTTGATGGTGATACTTCCCTGCTTATTGGCACTTTAACTGGTGCTGTAACAAGCCCAGAGCCATATATTTATGGAACTGTCACCATGCACTTGCTAAGAACTCAGGCTCTTGGTAATGCTTATAAGACACAAATTGAAACCAACACTACTTTAGGATCTGTAACTGTTTACCCAGATACTCAAGTTTTGTCACCATTTCAATTAAATAACTGTGTTTTGATGAGTGTTCAAGAAACTGCTTTTGATGGCACACAAGCTGGTTTAGTAGTTCGCTTGCGTGGTGTATACAACATTAACTCAACTTTATATGCCTAAGAAAGGGTAAAAATTGAAAATTGATCGTAATCTGTCCCTTGTGATGCAGGTGCAGACTGAGAAAAATGGTTTAGTTCACATTCATTCCACATCTATCAGTCGATCTGTATTTGAACAATTTTATCTAGAACTAGGAAAAGTGTTTAGTCAATGTTTTGATAGTATTAACCAAGCACATTTAGCTTTATCTGCACCCCAGTTAGCCTATCCTGCTTTGAAATCAATTTCTCAAAAGGCAGGCAACTGGGATGGTGCAGGCGGTGTTAAATTTGGATTAGTTAATGAAATTATTAGATTAACTAATGTATTAGTAAGCACAGAAAAAGGATGGGAAACACTTCCTTTTGATGTTGCAGTAAAAAAAGAAGTTTTAAATGAGGATGAAGAAGCTGAAGCATTAAGCTCTCTAATTTTTTTTACAGCAATCTCCAAGGTTGCACCGAAAGACTTGAAAAATTCTTTCTTGGAGATGGCAGGTGCATTGCGAAATTGGGAACTTACATTCTCGGATTGTACGGAGTACACGAATGGTTTGCCGATATTGACCAAGAAAGAATCTACTGGCAAGAAGGCAAAGGAATCATCCATAGTGTCCTAGACTATATTACTTACATAAATTTTGGCGAGTTTATGAAAGAAATAGGTTTTAAATGGGAAGATGCTTCAGAATATCGCCAAAGGTATTTAATTAGGGCTATTAAATCTAAGACTTTGTTTTAATTACTAGGAATATGACATGACAATAAAATCAGTAATTGAAATAGATGTCTTAGACGAAAAATTTAAAGCATTTCAAGCCGCTTTTGATAAATACAAAAAGTCTGTTGATGAACAATCCAAAAAATGGAAAGAAGTTAATAAGACTTTAGAGGAAGCAGAAAAACGCCAAAAAGCTTTTAATAAAGCACTTCAAAATGGTGGGCAAGCTCTTAAAGGGGCTGTTGGATATACAGCTTCTATTGCTTCCAATATGGCTTCTGCGGCTATGTCTGCTGCTAAATGGCTTACCTATAGTGCTATTGGCGGTGGATTTGGTCTTGGTGGATTAGCTTCTGGAGCAAGCAATCTTCGTAGAGAAGCTACAGGTCTTGGAGTTAATACTTCACAATTAAGAGCCGCAAGAACTTATGGTGAGCCTTATCTTGGCGGTATTGAAGGAGTAATGGCTAATATCCAAAGACTACAAACAACCCTTACAGAACAATACAAAATTGGTGTATTAGGCGGTAGTTTAGGAAAAAATGCTTTTCAAAATCTTCCTGATATTCTTAATAAAGCTAGAGAAGCTGTTAAAGCCGCTGGTGGGAACATTGATGTAGCAAGGGCAATGACACCGGGTTTACAAGATGTCATGAATGAAGAACAGTTACAAACTGTTGGAAACATGACCCCAGAGGAATTTGCAAGATTAATTTCTTCTTTAAAAACAGGTGCTAATAACTTTGCTATAGATGAAGCAAAATATGAATCTTTTAGACAATTTTGGGTAAGTCTTAAAGAAGCTGGAAATATCATTGAAAATTCTTTAATCAGGAATTTAGATACTTTAACTCCACAATTAAAGCAATTGGCTAGAACTATTGCTGACACTATTGATAATTTGCTTAATAGCGAACAGTTTGCTGAAGCAATGAAAACTATCAATGAAGGAATTAAAGATTTTGGCAAATATCTTGCTTCAGGTGAAGCTAAAGAAGATATGAAAACTTTTGGTGAAGCTTTAAAAATTCTAGCAAAAGCAATTGTAGGAACTGCTGAATTTTTAGGCTTAATACCAGATAAATCATTGAAAGACCAGCCTACAGGATGGAACTGGTTTGGAGCCGCAAAAGATGCTGGATTTTCTGGAAAAGTTTCATCTAACCAACAAGGTATTCCAATTGACCAAAGCATAAGCAATAAAATTCAAGCAATTAATAATTCTGTTTCTTTAAAAGGTGTAGATCCTAAATTAGCATCAGCTATTCAAGCCGCTGGATTAACAGCAATTAGTGGCTATCGTTCCAAAGAATATGCAATGTCGCAAGGAATTTGGCATGAAGGATCACACCATACAGTTTTAAATCAAGAAGGATATGCCACAGCAGTAGATGTTTCTACTGCCAGTTTAAATGCTTTAAGAGCTAAATATAAATCTGAAGAAGAATTTAACAGAGCTACTGGTTTATATGCTCCATATAGCAAAGATCCTAAAGAGAGAAATCATCTTGAATTATTTAATCCTAATAAAACAGATATCTATGTAAATACTGGCGATGGCGTAAGCCAAAAAGCTGCAACAATGGCTGGAACACAAAGGTAATTATGACTTCTTTAGCTCAAACAACTTTCTCTGCCGCATTTGAAATAGCTCCTATATGGCTTGTAGGCGGTCTTGCTGATTATTTGGGTGGTTATGCTCCAGTAACATTATTGACTGAAATGATGGATATTCCGGGCATTGAAAATGGGGAATTTTTTGCTCATTACAAGCCATTACCGGGTGGTTCATTGGCTAAATGGAAAATAGCTGAATATCCTTTTGCTAATTTTGCAACAGCCGCAAATGCTGTAGTTCAAGAACCTTTAGACATAAGTATGTTAATGGTTTGCCCTGCTCAAACAGGTGGTGGTTTAATTATTAAACAAGCCATTTTGACTGCTTTACAGTTTGGTATTCAACAGCACATTTCTACAGGTGGAACTTTTACAGTTTTAACTCCTGCTTTTACTTATGCAAACTGTTTATTAACTGGTATTAGAGATATATCTCCACCGGGAGATAAACAAGTTCAATATATGTATCAATGGGATTTTACTCAACCATTGATTACTTCATCACAATCTCAGTCTGTTTTGGGAACTTTGATGAATAAAGTATCTAATGGATTGCCAACTACAGCTACTTGGACACAAGCTCCTACGGCACAAATACCAAACAATTTATGACTACTTTAGTTAAATTTAATCCTTCTGTTTATGCAAATTTTCAATTTAATCCAACTTTAGATGGAGTAAATTATGTAGCTATTGTTACTTGGAATTTGTATAGCAGTAGATATTACATTAACATTTATAACAATAATGGTACTTTAGTTGTTACCAATCCTGTTGTGGCATCACCAGATGATTTCAACATTAATCTAGTATTTGGGTATTTTCAAACATCAACATTAGTCTACAGAAATAGTAGCAATAATTTTGAGATTAGCCCATGAGATTTTATGACATTACTATTGCTCCACCATTAGCTGATTCAAATAGATTTACAGCATTTAGTTATAGCTCACAATCTGGTTTAGGATCAGATAATTATTCATCTTTAAGAGTAGATTTAGACATTTTTCAAAATGCTTATCATCAATACGCATCAAATGGATATGTCAAAGTTTGGGGTGTAGATTTAAAACAATTAAGCAATATTGCCAATTTAAACCCTACTATTTCTACAGATGGTAGAACTGTTCAACTTTGTCAAATTTATGTTCAAATTGGAATGTCTAAGGGTTTACCCTATGCTAATCCTAGACAGCGTGGAATTGTTTTACAAGGATCAATTCTTCAAGCTTTTGCAAATTGGCAAGGAACAGAAGTTTGTTTAGATTTAGTAATTGTGCCGGGATATGTAGATCCAAATTCACTTAGAAATATTACTTTTAATTGGAAAAAAGGAACAGAGTTAACTGATGCAGTAAAACAATCCTTGCAAAATGCTTATCCAGCTACGCCTGTAAACGGATCATTTAGTTCTGGATTGATATATACGGAAGATACTATTGCACAAAATTTTGATTTATTAAGCTTATCATCCAAAGTAAATCAAGTAAGTAGAACTATTAAAAAAGACCCAAATTACACAGGAGCAATTATTACTTCTAATGCAGAAGGGTTTTTCTTAACAGATTCTGGTATTACCCCAAAAGCTACCAAACAAATTGCTTTTACAGATGTAATTGGTAATTTAACTTGGCTTGGAATCAACACTATTTCCACAAAAGTAGTAATGAGAGGGGATCTCAATATCGGAGATTACATTTCTTTTCAATCAGGAATACCAGTTTTAAATATTGTTAACAATAATTCTCAATATAGAAATAGAATTTCGTTCAATGGAACATTTTTTATTACCAAATTACATCATGTTGGAAGTAGCAGATCCCCAGATGGTAATGCTTGGGTAACAATTATTGAAGCAATTATTCCCGGAACACCTATAAATCAGATATGAGTGCTGAACAAAAAACGCCTTTTGCGGTATCAATATCAAATCTTATCCAAGGAAAAATGGATGAAAACCAACAATCTTTTGGTTTTCAGCTTCCTTGCAGAGTTATTGCTGTAAATGGTTCTATTGTTACAGTTAACTTTGAAATTGATACAGGCGGAGAATTTACTTTCCCACCAGTAACTTGTCCTATTGCTCAAAGCACCTATGTAAGACTGCCTGTACAGGTAGGTGACTTTGGTTTGTGTATAGCCGCAGATGCAAGACTAGGGGGAATTACAGGACTTGGTAAGGGGTTAGCACCATTAGGACTTCCTTTTAACCTTGGTGCGCTTGTTTACCTGCCTATTGGCAATATAAACTGGTCATCAGTAGATCCTAATGCAGTCAATATTAATGCTCCCAATGGAGTAGTTCTTAGAGATACCAATAACAATTGCACAGTTACATTGACCCCTTCTGGAGTGACTGTAGCTATTGGAAGCACTAGTCTTGTAGTAGATAACACAGGAGTAACAGTTAATGGCAAATTTACAGTTAACGGAGATGTTGCAACAACTGGTGCTTTAACTAATAATGGCAAAAGTGTTGGTAGCACTCATAAACATTCAGGTGTTCAATCAGGCACAAGTAATACAGGAAATCCAGTATGAGAACTTATGGCGTAGATCCCAATACCCAAAAATGGGTAGAGGTTCAAGAAACCAGTTATGTATGGCTGGCTACTTTGGCTCAAACTTTAAGGTTAAATCAAGGGGAAAGCCCTTTTTATGCCAATTATGGAATACCAGCACAAAATTCTGTAAATACACAAATTCCACCAGATTTGGCTGTTAATAGAACCCAGACACAATTTGCTCCATATTTTGCTAGTTTGACAGTTTTAAAACAACAAAATACAGTCAACCCAACTTATAATGTTAATGCTGTATTCCAGAATGGAACAATTATTTCTACAACGGTGGCAAGCTAATGGCACAAATTACTACTGCTGGAGCAATACCAGCTTCACCAACAGATCTTCGTGATGCTGAAATAGCAGCGGCAACAGCTTTAGCTCCGGGCTTAACAACTAATTTACCCGGTAGTCTTGTAGAAGATATGGCTTCCACAGCCGCTGGTGCTGTGGTGATTCAAGATCAGGCTTTTGTAGACTTGGTTAATTCTATTAGCCCTGCAACTGCTAACCCTTCAATTCTTTATCAATTGGGGCAAGTCTATGGCGTACAACAAGGTCAAGGTTCTAACACTTCTGTTTATGTCGTTTTTAGCGGGCTTGCTGGGTTTGTTATTCCTGTTGGATTTACTGTTTCTGATGGCACTTACCAATATACCGTTCAGGATGGTGGAATTATTGCAACTTCTGGGCAAAGCTCCCCACTTTACTGTTTGGCGACTGTAGCCGGTTCTTGGGCTATTCCTGCCGGTACAGTTACTCAAATCATTACTTCTGTACCAGCAGGATTTACCCTAACTTGTACTAACCCAAATGCAGGTTTACCCGGATTAACAGCACAAACTATTGCTTCTTATCAAGCTCAAGTTATTCAAGCTGGAATGGTCACAGCGCAAGGAGTTCCAGCTTTTATTAAAACTCAGCTTCAAAAAGTATCAGGTGTGCAACCAAGACTTATATCTGTCCGTTTGGTAGCTACAAATCAATGGGAAATTATTTGCGGCGGCGGAGATCCTTACGCTGTTGCAAACGCTATTTTTAACAGTGTTCCAGATATATCCAATTTAGTAGGATCAACTTTAGCAATTACAAGTATTACTACCGCCGCAAACGGTGTAGTAACGACAGACTTAAATCACGGTTTTTCTACAGGTCAAGTCATTACGATTGCAAGCGTAAGCCCAACATTTTTTAATGGCAGCTATACCATCACTGTTTTAACTGAAAATACTTTTGAATTAAATGTAGCTACCACAGGTCATACTTATGTTAGCGGCGGCGTTGTAACACCTAATCTGCGTAATATTACAGTTTCTGTTAATGACTATCCCGATACTTACAACATTATTTTTGTAAATCCGCCATCTCAAACAGTCAATGTAACCATTACTTGGAATACAATTTCTACCAATTTGGTATCAGCAACTGCAATAGCGTCTTTAGCCGCCCCAGCTATTGCTAATTACATCAATAGTATTTCTGTTGGACAGCCAATTAACACTTTTGAGTTACAAGAAGCTTTTCAAATAGCCGTAGCTTCTATTTTGCCGGTAAATCAGATTTCTAAAATTAACTATGTAGTCGCAATTAACGGTATTGATACAGCGCCAGTAAGTGGAGAGCTATTAATTTATGGTGATCCAGAAAGCTATTTTTCTACAAATACAAGCTTAATTACTGTGGTTCAAGGCTAATATGTTAACCCAAGTACTACCCGCTTATCTCTATCAACAATATACGCAAGACCCGTATAGTGAAGATTTACAAGCGTTTTTTACAGCATATAACAATACATCTCAACAATATCTTGATAATACAAATGCTTTAGAACTGCCTATTTATACTGTTCAAAGCTATCCTTTATTGGATTGGACAGCTACATCTATATACGGGATGCCTAGACCTACTTTAAGTACCCCTGTTGAATTTTCCACTTTGGGCGTATATGACACTGTTCCATATAACACTACAGCATATAGTCAAGATATTGAAAGCTCCCCAAATAGTTATTATGAAGTTACAGACGATGACTATAAACGAATTTTGACTTGGAATTTCTATAAAGGGGATGGGTTTCAATACACCACTCAATGGCTAAAAAGACGAGTAACACGTTTTCTTTATGGTGTAAATGGAACAGATATACCTGATATAGCGGATATTTATAATGTCAGCGTTACTTATGGAAGCGCAAATGCCATAACAATTACAATTCCAAATTTAGCTATATCGCCAATTTTTAATGCCGCAATTCAGTCAGGTATATTAAATTTACCGTTTCAATACACCTACACAATTGTGTACTGATTCGATACAATAACAATATTATTCAAAAGGGTTTTTATGACTATTCAGCTTTTTGCAAATAACGCTAAAACTACCCTAGCATCGCCAATCAATGCAACCCAAACTACCATTACAGTAGCCCCCGGAACTGGCGCATTATTCCCTAATCCGACTACTGGGCAAGCTTTTAAAGTAACTTTAGTTAGCGCAACTTCCTCAAGCACTTATGAAATTTGCCTTTGCACCGCTCGATCCGGCGATACTTTAACAGTAGTTCGCGCGCAAGAAGGTACTTCAGGCACACCGTTTGTTTTGAACGATATTGTAGGAAACTATGATACTGCCGGAGTCATGGCGGATTTAGTGCAATCTGAACAATTGCAGGCTAGAACATACACTTATGCTGCTGGTGGCGGTACTGCCAATGCTTTGACCGGCACTTTAACTTCTAATTTAACCAGTCTTTCTGACGGCTTTGCATTTACTTTAAGCTCAACTGCACCAAATACTGGCGCAGCTACATTAGTATTAACCCTAGGTTCTACCATTTTAAGTTCAGCACCAATCGTTAAAGGTAACAATATCCCGTTATCAGCGAATGACATCCCCGGCGCTAACTACCCATGTAATTTTGAATGGAATGCAACCTATGGTGCGTATGTATTAACCAATCCAGCATCGGGAAATATTGTTCAAGTGGTCAGTGCAGTAATCACTGCTAGCACAACTACTACTTCTACAAGCTTTGTAAATACAGCAGTTACAGCAACCATAACGCCAAAATATGCTACCAGCAAAATTTTGATTATGGTTTCTGCTTCACAAGCCAATTACAACTATACCAATGAAATGGATACCCAATTAGTTAGAAATGGCTCTACAGTAGTGGCTGGTAGTTATCGTATTTATGAATCGTTTTTTCCTCAAGGCGCAGGCGACAATACTTGGGGATCACACTCCATTCAAGTAGTTGATACACCTAATACAACGAGCGCTGTTACTTACACTATGCAAGTAAAAAATCAAGTATTTAATGGTGGTTATGTCGAATATGGCTCAAACGATACAAATGCTTCTAGCATAATTTTGATGGAGATTTTGTAATGATTACGCCAACAATTGCTCAAGCTATTTTAAATTTAGCGCCAACAGCGGAATTTGCTGTGCAAGGGACTTATCCTGACTATACAGTTGAATGGATTAACCCAACAAAAGCGCCAGTAACTACAGCTCAAATCAATGCTGAATATGAAATATTGGTAGCCAATGTACCTTTGGAAGAATGTAAAAATCAAGCAAGCGCATTGTTATACGCTACTGATTGGACAACTATTCCTGACATTACAAACCCAGAAAATACTCCGCATTTATTAAACCAAAACGATTTTTTGGTATATAGAAATACAGTTCGTGCTTTAGCTGTTAATCCAATTGCTAACCCTGTATTCCCAACACAACCCACTGCTCAATGGAGTTCTTAATATGTACAACTATGGAAGCCCAATTACAGGCACATTAACAGGAACTACTGCAACAGTAGCTATTCCTATTTTAGTTTACCCTGCAACTATTGTTTTAAATTCTGCGGCTGGTGGTCGCACAATTCAGTTATCCGTGGATAATGGAAACACTTTTTATAGTGCTGTAACTCCAACTGGAACTGAAACAGGGCAAATCTACTATGTATTAACTTTCCCTGTAACAACAATTAAATTTACTGGCGCAGCAAACGACACATATAGTATTCTTTAAGAATATTGATTAAGGTTTACCATGACAATATTCTTATTTGCTAACCAAGCGCAAACTACGCTGGCATTACCAGTGTCCCCTACCGATACCACTATTTATGTGGCTAGCGGTACGGGAAAATATTTTCCGCAACCAACTGCAAATCAACAGTTTGCGTTAACTTTAGTTAACTCCACAAATAATTTAGTAAATGAGATTGTCTATGTAACTTCTGTTTCTGGAGATGCATTTACTGTAATTAGAGCGCAAGAAGGCACTATTGCTCAGTCATGGAAATTTGGTGATTTTGCTACAAATTTAGATACTGCCGGAACTATGGCTGCTATGGCGCAAATCTATGCGCTAAATAATGGCTACTATTCACCTGCATTTCAAAATATGTTTACGGTAACAGGTCAAGTAGATACTTTACCTATTAATCAAAATGATTTAGTAAATAAAGCGTATGCCGATGCACTAGCACAAGGCATGACAGCTAAGGCTGAATGTCAGGTAGCAACTATCCCCGCATCAAAAGGCGGCGGTAATATTACTTTATCAGGATTGCAAACTATTGATGGATACACTACTTTAGCTGGTGATCGAGTTTGCGTAAAAGATCAAAGTAACCCTGCTGAAAATGGCATTTATGTAGCCAATTCTAATGCTTGGACAAGAGCATTAGACATGAATGTTTGGAGTGAAGTTTCGGGTGCTTTTACTTTTATTGAGTATGGAACAATAAATCATGGCACTGGTTGGGTAGTTATTTCTACAGAAGCAGGAACAATTAATGTAACTCCTATTGTTTGGACACAATTTTCTGGCGTAGGCACTTCTGGGTATTCTGGCTATAGCGGTTATTCAGGTATTAGCGGATATTCGGGTTACAGTGGAATTTCAGGTTTTAGTGGATATTCTGGTTTTTCAGGATATTCAAGCTATTCTGGATTCTCAGGATTCTCAGGTTATAGCGGATTTAGTGGTCAGCAAGGTACATCCATTAATTTAAAAGGTTCTGTACCAACCCCTGCGGATTTACCATTAGTTGGCAATAAAGTTAATGATGCTTACATCGTAGATTCCGATGGGGATTTATATGTTTGGAATGGCACAAGCTGGTTTAACGCTGGTCAAATTGTAGGTTATTCAGGATACAGTGGATTCTCAGGCTTTTCGGGAACTTCTGGCTATTCAGGTTTTAGTGGCTATTCTAGTTACAGTGGATTCTCTGGTTATTCAGGAATTTCTGGATTTAGTGGTAAATCAGGATATTCTGGTTATTCAGGTATTAGTGGATACAGTGGCTCTGGTGTTTCTGGTTATTCTGGTTTTTCTGGCTATTCAGGGATCAGTGGCTTTTCAGGATTTAGTGGAATTTCGGGATACAGTGGCTTTTCAGGTATTAGTGGAGCTAGTGGTTATTCTGGAATTTCTGGCTATTCAGGACAGAGTGGTTACAGTGGAATATCAGGATTTAGTGGATATTCAGGCTCAGGTGTGTCTGGTTATTCTGGCTATAGTGGTATTTCAGGCTATTCAGGTCAAATAGGTACATCAGGATTTTCTGGATATTCTGGCTATTCAGGAATTTCAGGCTATTCTGGAATATCCGGTTTTTCTGGACAATCAGGATTTTCTGGATACAGTGGCTATTCTGGTTTAAACGGGATAGCTCAAAGCGGCGTTAGTGGCTACTCAGGTTATTCTGGATTTAGTGGATATTCTGGCATTTCAGGATATTCAGGCTACAGTGGCATTTCTGGTTATTCTGGTATCTCTGGATACAGTGGAGCAAATGGAAGCACTGGTGCTTCTGGATTTAGTGGCTATTCAGGATATTCGGGCTATAGTGGTTCTGGAATTAGTGGATATTCTGGATACAGTGGTATTTCAGGATTTTCTGGTATTTCAGGATTTAGTGGCTATTCTGGCATTTCTGGATATTCTGGTATCAGTGGTTACTCTGGTATTGGTTCAAGTGGTTATTCTGGGTATTCTGGTTATTCGGGCTATTCTGGAAGTGGTATTTCTGGTTACTCAGGTTATAGTGGCTATTCTGGCATTTCTGGATTTAGTGGGTTTTCAGGTATTTCAGGCTATTCAGGTATTTCAGGTTATTCAGGATTCTCAGGAATCTCTGGATATTCTGGATCTGGTGTAAGTGGTTATTCAGGTTATTCAGGTTATTCTGGAAGTGGAACTTCTGGATACTCTGGTTACAGTGGATATTCGGGAATTTCTGGATTTAGTGGCTATTCTGGAATTAGTGGTTATTCTGGTGCTGTTGGTGCTGGTGGTGTAATTGGTAATTGGGGTTCTTTTTATGACACTACCAATCAAACTGCTTCAAACACTACTGCATCTTATGTAATAAACATAGGTAATACTGATCCTAACAGTACAGGAGTTAGTATTACTTCTGGCAATAGAATTACTTTTGCCAATGCTGGTGTTTATGATATTCAATATTCAGTTCAATTTACTAATACTAGCACTGGTTCTGGTAATGACAATGTTGATATTTGGATTAGGGTTAATGGAAATGATGTAGATGATAGTAATAGTATTTTTAATATTCCTAGAGCACAAGGTGGTGTAAATGGATATTTAATTGCTGTTACTCCATATACTTTAAAACTGAATGCTGGTGATTATGTTCAATTAGTATGGGCAGTAAGCACTACCAACATTTCGATTGTTACCACTGGAGCACAAACTAACCCAACAGTACCAGTAACTCCCGGTGTTATTGTTTCAGCGGCACAAGTTACATACACACAATCAGGATATAGTGGAATTAGTGGTTATTCTGGATATTCTGGTATCAGTGGTTATTCTGGTTATAGTGGAATTTCTGGATTTTCTGGTTATTCAGGTTCAGGAGTAAGTGGTTATTCTGGGTATTCAGGCTATTCTGGTTCTGGTTTTTCTGGTTATTCTGGTTATTCTGGATTTAGTGGTATATCAGGATTCAGTGGTATTTCAGGATTCAGTGGATATTCAGGTATCAGTGGATTTTCTGGATTCTCAGGTTATAGCGGTTCTGGTATATCAGGTTATTCTGGCTATAGTGGCGCAGTAGGCGCTTCTGGATTGTCTGGTTATAGCGGTTATTCTGGAACTAATGGTGCAAATGGCGCTTCTGGATTCTCTGGATATTCAGGTTATTCTGGTTCAGGAATTAGTGGTTACTCAGGATATAGCGGTTCTGGAATCTCTGGATTTTCTGGTTATTCAGGATATTCTGGTGCTGGTTCTACTATTTCAGTAACTTCAACTAGCACTAATGCTACTTTCTATTCAGTATTTAATAGCTCTACATCTGGCACTTTTAGTACCGCCAATGTAAATTCTGCATACAATTTTAATCCTTTAACTGGAGCTTTATCTGTACCTGAAGTAGTTGCAAGTAATGGTTTAGTATTAAATGCCAATACCAACACTGCTTCATTTACTATTCCTACTGGATATAATGCTATGAGTGTAGGTACATTTATAACTGCCGCAGGGACAACGATCACTGTTTCTGCTGGCTCTAGGTGGATAATTATATGAGTACCCCAAAATTAGTTTTAAGTGGCGATACTTCAGGTGCTATTAGCATAGTAGTGCCTGATGTAGCTGGAACAAATACTATTAGCTTTCCAGCAAAAACAGGAACGATTGCTTTAACTAGTGATATTCCATATACAGCTTCTTATTTAATTGTTGCAGGCGGCGGTTCAGGTG